AAAGCCGACGAGCATGGTCTTCGCATCAGGCCACAGTGGCGGGCGCGGAAACGCCCATGCGTTGTGTCGTTTGTATTCCTCCTGCTTGAGCCACATCACCATCGCAGCCGAGAGCTTCTCGTCGTCATCGATGCGCAGCACGTAACTACCATGGGTCCACTCGACCGCCTCGTCGAGAATGCTCTCGATGTAGCCCGCCGAATGCACGTCGATCCCGTCGCGCACCAGCACGAATTCCGCGCCGATGTAGTTCGCCGCAGTCTTGAGCTCTTCGATAAAGGGCAGCGCCCTGTTCTTCATCGTGCTCACGCACAGAATGCTAAGCAACATGCGCGGGCTCCTCGACGGTGGCGATCTCTTTGGCGAAGTGCTGGGCGATATTCTCCCACCGATATTGTGGCTGACTCACGAGCGCCAAGCCGCGTGCGCCAACTGTCGCTCGAGCGAGCTTATCACTGTAGAGCAATTCAATAGCTCGAATAGTGGTCGCCTCGTCGGGCACGCCGCCGATCATCTGGTGAACGTCGGGCATTACACCCTCGAGGAAGCACGGCACCATCAACGCGCCGTCGCTTGCCCACTCGCCAAATGCCGCGTATCGCGGGAGGATATACGGAATGCCGCATGCCATTCCCTCCATCGCTGTCAAGCCCCAGCCCTCACCGTAGGTGGTCGACAGCCCAATGTCGAAGGCTTGTTGAGTTACGGCGATGGCTTTCTCCGACACGCCGTGGAAAATGTTCTTCGGCTCGACGAGGATCAATCGATGTTGCACGCCATAGTATTTGGCGAGCTGTTCGCAATCACAGGACTTCGAGCTCCCGGGCAGCGTGTGCAAGTAAAGATACGCGTCGGGCTGTCCATGCGTATGCCACCACTTCGCGAAATACTGAATCGAGAGATCGAGCCTTTTGCGATTCTGATTTCGGTTGATATTGCCGATGATGAATGCGTCCCAGCATTGTTCGGGCAAGCCCAATGCGATTCGAGCCTCACGTTTGTCGCCTGGTTGAAACATGTCGAGGTCCACACCCAGCGGCACAATGCTGCTCGAACACGTCATGCCGCCCTGAATCGCTTCGTTGCGCCCGAACTCTGTCCAGAAAATTGCGCGCCGCAGCTTATTGAGGACGTGGCCCTCGCAATTCTTTCCCTCAACGGCGATGATGCCCACCATCGGAGTTTCTTTGGGAATCGCCGTGCCATACAGTGGAACATTCCACGGATTGGTCTGGAGCACTACCAAATCCGGATTGAACGTCGGCACGAGTTCCTTTATCCGCTTGACGCCCAGTGCATCGCCGCCCGGCCACGCTGGGTAAATCGGATATTTGTTTTTGTGCGGATCACCACGGTAATTCACGCCGATAACTACAAGCTCCATCAGTTCGTCGAGCACTTGGAGCAGATAATGCGAAGCTTTTCCAAAACCGCTACCGCAAGCGGCATCGCCCACGAACAAGCACTTTTGCAGCATCAATGAGATCCTTTGTATGGAGAAGATTCATTGTATCACACAAGTGGGCGACCGAACAGGGCCAGAATATTCGTCTGTAATTCCGGTTCCTGTAAAAGCCGCACTCCGCTGACACTGATCGAAAGTATGCCATGCCCGCGCACAGCAAGCAGCCAACATTCTTCAGTTGCAGTTTGATAGGAAGGTGACCGAATTAGGTCCGGGTCGAGGTTCGCGAGCAGCGTCGGCCTTTTGGGTTTGGCCAGAGCACTGTCGTCTGGGTACATGGACTCACCGCGGCGCAATCCCGAGGATAACTGTATTCAAGTATGGCCGATTCGTGCCTGAATCTTCGAAACCGTCGCCGATCTGCACGATGGGTGCAGTGGTTCCATCCGACAATACAAACTTGTCCCGAGGATCGATCGGTTGGGTTCGAGTGCCCGCAACTGTTGGCGTTGTATCCTCGATAGGTTCAAGGATTGTGATTGTCGCGACCGTGATAACAAGTCGTCCCTGTGGCGTGTAAGATTGCTTCCGCGTGCGATCTACGAACGCGTTTCGCACGACGGGCGTGCCGTATGTATCGTCGCCGTCGCCGCTGCTCCCAGTCCATGGCGTGTGTGTAACCGTGGGCTGGAGATCCGAAGTCAGACTGTTGGCGAGCGCTACTTTACTGCGAACAAGATCAGCGAGGCTCATCGGCAATCTCCATTTTCGCTGCCGAACGCGGCGAAGACCGCTTTACGTTTCAAACTAGTTTGCACATACCAGCTCGGGGGAATCATCTGCCGCACGGCATCGGGCATCGCTTTGCTCAGATAGTTGAAATCTGAACCGAGACTTCGCACATATGCGTCGAATGATTCCAATGTGGTGAAAGTGCCGCCACTCCACCCAAGAGACACAGGACCTACTTTCAAAGATGTGAGCGACAATTCAGAACCCATCACCTTCAGCGATGCGTCGTCGAGCGTGCGGTCGCCGCTGAGCAAGATACCCGCATAGAGAATTTGCGCAGTCTTCAGTCGCGTCGGAATTGACGTGACGCCGGTGGTTGGAATGTCGAAACCATTGGGCGTCTTCATACCGGACCGGGGCCACGCGAGCGCTTGTGTCTCGTCGACTGCCGCGCCGGTCCATTTGAACATGTAATCGAGCAGCATCTCTGCCCAGATCATCGCTGCTTCCGCCTCGGGCTGCGTCGCTACCAACGGCACGGTGTTGAACGGCCGGTTAGTCCAGTAATCAACGTAGTTTGGCGGTGATGCCGGGTCCGTATCATCGTAGCCCGCATAGCTGTTTGCGAGCGCATCGCCGGGCGTGGTGATCAGTGTTGTAGGCATTGACGGCTCCCCTATTTCCAAAAGATGCGTGAGGGCCCGGGCGTATCTAGTATCCCAGCGCCCTCACGGCTAGTTTCAGGTCTTCACCCCACGGATTTTACGCCGTGTAGAGGTGGAAGATTCCCGATCGACCCTGTGCGTCCGACCGGATCAGCGGAACCGCGATCTGGAACGCCTTGAAGTTGATCTCGAACCCGCCATACTCATCCCACTGGACCGTCTGCAAGTTTTCGCCCTGCACCCAGACCACGTTGTCGCTGGTCATCTGCACGAACAGCACGTTACCGCTGGGCAGCTGATCGGCGATGCGAATGCCCGCGATCTGCTGGACCGCTTCGAGGCGCTGGCGAATGGTACGAGCGATTCCGACGGCGCCGGTGATGACGTAATCGTTCTCGATGTTGATGCCCGCATCGGCTGGCACATACACCATGAACGGCCCATACATTCTGTCTTCTGCGAGTGCCGTCAGCGCATTCGTCACGTCGGTCATGAAGGACTCACCGGTCTTGCTGGTGTCCTCCCATGACTTGGTGTCCGTGAAGGTGGTCTTGTTCCGATCCGGGAACGTGGTGTAGCCGTAAATCGGCAGTCCACCGAACGTCTTGCCGCCCTGGAACAACATCTTCTCGGCTTTTTCGGAAACGACGCGACCAGCCGTTGCCACCTGTGTGGTGTCCAGCGGTTCGCCCTTCTCCCTCGATGCGGACAGGGTCCGGAGGTTGATGAAGAAGTCCTTGTGGGTAATCGGCAAAGGGAGCTGAGCGAGCGAGAACTCCTGCCGATCATTTTGAGTGCGCGAAATGCCGTCGAGCGACACCTCGGCTTCGTCCATGAACGTGATCTTCTCATAGCCGAAGACCGTTTTGCCGAGCGCGTTCGGCACGGGACGAGTCAGTCCGGCGTTGATCAGGTCCGCGACGCCGACGAGGCGGATAAGCGCTTCGTTGATGAGCACATCGTCGAAGAACTTCCACTCTTCGTGGCGTAGCGTGTCGAGGGTGCGCAGTGCGCCGGCCGAAAGCGCTTGGCCCGCAAGGGCCGCGGCCTTGAGCTGACGAGTAGCCCACTGGCCACCCGCGCTCTTCATGAGGGACGGACCGTCGTCATAGATCTGGACGCGGCGACCCTTTGTTGATCGATTCTTGGTCATGTTCGATTCTCCTTTTCCGTTTCCTGAAACTTAGATGAACTGAACGCGAAGAGCGGTGATCGCCGCTACGACGCCGAGGGTTTCCAGCGCGCGAGCGATAGGCTTGGTGGATCCCTCGGTGAGGGTACCGTCGCCGTTCGACTCGAGCAGGTCGTCCTGCGTGATGTTCGAGCCCGATTCAACGAACATGAGCGCTTCGTCGCCCGGTGCGAACGCGGCGACTTTCACCGTATCGCCCGAGGCGTAAAACGCCGTGATCGTGCCGACACCCTGACGGGTGTTGTCGATGCCCTGACCCAGCTCATCGCGCTCGAGCGCGACGGAACGGGGAACCGAGCCCGTGGTCCCGGTCTGGAGCGCCAGATAGCTCCAGCCCTTGACGAGGTATCCCGGCTTGATGGTTTCGGTGGCGATGCCCTCTTCGTTCACGATAGGGCAGCCCCGAAGGATGATTGATCGCTTGTTCATGTCCGATTCTCCTTTTCTTCCGTTCTACTTGTTTACGCCGTCGGCGAGAAGATGTGTCCGCCGCTCGGCCGAATGCTGAAGCTCGCCTCGAGGCCACCATCGACGGGTGCCTTCGGTGCGACGTTGGTGACGAATCCGGAGAAGGTCCACGTGGCCGAGTCCGGGAACGTGATCACGTAGAGGTCCTTGCTTCCAGTGGCCCAGGCTTCCATCAAGCCCGTGACCGCGTCGTGCGCGCCGGCGTCTCCCAGTGAGGGTCCGACACCCGACGGAAGGAAGTTGCCCATAAATTGCAGCTCGCCCTTGCGCCGGATTCCGACGACATACGAGTCATCGTCGGAATTGTGAGTGGTCGTCTCGATCGGCTTTCGCGTGAGAGCCGGTGGAGTGATGTCTTTCAGCTCAGCGATTTCGTCTCCATTGCGGGAAACGATTGTCCCGTGAGCTGAGAATCCGAATGATTCCATTTCGATTCTCCTCTCTGCCTACGGGTTATTGCTTGGCTTTGGCCGCGGCCGCTGCCTTGATGCGCGCGTTCATGTCCGGAGCCGCCGGCACTGCGCCCGCATTACCGTCCGCCCGAGGTGCGCCCAGACCGCTGAAGTCGACAGTCGTGGCCGCGGCCTTGATATCCGCGAGCTTCACGAGCTTGTCGAGCTGTTCCTGCGACAGTGCCTTCAGCTCGGCTTCGGTGTAGCCGCCGCGTTTGGCATCGACAAGGACCTTGACGGTCGCCGTGTGCTTCTCGGTCGCCGCGGATTTTGCCGCTGCGAACGCTGCACGGGTTTCCGCCGGCGCCGAGGCGAGCAGCTCTTCGAACGTCGCCGCTTTCGGAGCCGTCGCCGCTGCGATCGCCTTGTCCAGGTCCGCCTGGCTCATAGCTTCGAGCGCCGCGTCGGTGAGAACGTTCTTGCCGGTGTCCTTGAGGGCTTTGATCGACTGAGCCTTCAGGGTCTTGGTGTCCTCGGCGGCCTTGAGGTCCGCCGCGGTCTTCTTGTCGGCGAGCGCTTTTGCATCGGCCGCTGCCTTGACTTCCGCATCCGTCGGAAGCTTGATGATGCCGAGAGCCTTGAGCTGCTCGGGTGTGGCACTCGCCACGAATGCCTTCATTTCCTGTTCGGTCATGGTGTCCTTCTCCTTCTGGTGACAGCCGCATTCCCCGGCGGCTTTGAGTTCGGGTTCAGCCCCAAGCAGTTCGCGGAACGACTCCATGAACCGATTGAACGCTGAAGCGTTTTTCTGTTTCTTCCACGCGTCGGGGAGCTGGTCGACGAAGGCGGCTCCCTTGCGATAGGCAATGGCGATGATCTTCGCTTTGATCGGGTCGCTGTCGCCCTTCGCCCGTCCGATTGACGCCGCCGCGTCGTGAACATCCCCGGCGATGGCAATCGGGAATGAGCGGTTTGGTCCCGCGAAATCATCCGCGGGCAACTTGTCTCGTTCGCTCATCGGGATGTTCCGGAGCGTTTTCAGCAGCTCAGTTGTTTCGTCGCCAGCCTCGAGCCACCGCTCATACATGTGGTCCATTTCTCCCTCCTCCGCATTTCGACGGGCGTAACTATTCTTCGTATGGAGATGCAATGAAGCCTTTGAACGATGCTCATTCGCTTTTGCCAGATGACCGTGCGCTGTGCTTCCCTGGGTGGGCACGCCATAACCCACCATTTCTTTCACAACGTTTTCGTGTTCGTTGGCCGCCTGTTCATGAGCTTGCTGAGCCTCTCCATGTGTCGTCGCATCCTTTGCCTTTGCACTGGCCTTTTCCGCACGCTTTGAGGCTTTTTCCGCAATCCCTCGGCCATGACTATCGAAGCCAGTTGCATCGGCCCATTCAGTTCGAATTTGCGAACACGCGCGCACGCCACAGCCCATGTCCCACGAGCACGCGCCGCGCTGTCCGGGTAAGAGCGCCAGATGATCGGGCATGATATTGCGCCACGATCCAGCGTAAACTTTTCCTTGGTGCTCGCCCGGCTTGTTATCGCAATTCACGAATGCGCCGATGCTGACGTCCATACCGAGGTCAGCAAGCAGTGTATCGACGAGTTCTTGCTCGGGTTTGGCCTCGTCGATCCACGCCTCTATCGTCAACTTTCCGTCAGCTACTGCCGGGTT